TCCTTGACAGACCATCGATATTGGCGTATGACTTCGCCATCACTATCTATTACTGCGTAACTAAAAGGTATCATCACCATGTCTCCTATTCCAATTTTATTCGTTCCAAAACCATATGCGTCTATATCTTTTTGTGTATCGTCTTGTGTTCTTGTCTGACACTCGCATTTTAATAACACGTTTTCTTAAACTAAACAAACCAACGACTCTGTAAACAATCACTTAACTTCTCGTCTCGCAATTTCTTTAGCTATCTTGGCACGCTTCTTGCCCGGCTCTTTAATCTTATCAAGCATCTCGTATAATACTTTTAATGCTAATGCCTTTAATCTATCTTTACCCGTCTTTGTTTTAAGAGGGTTAGCTTTACGTTTACTTGGGTGTATTTGTTGTGTCGCCATTTACTTTCTCCGTTTGTTCTACTTTTGGTTTATCTAATCCTAAGTCTCTCTTAATATCATCTTTGTATACACCCACCCATAGGGCTATGTATAACGCGGTAATAACTGCGATTGCGTCCATATTAAAAACTCCTTTGTTCAAAACATTCTAAATGTGACTTAACATAAAAGTTATGTTTAATCTCTTCATATAGTTCACCTTGCATACATTTTAAATTCATCTTGTATTTCTTTTGTATATGAATAGCTTGCATGATTGACCATGTAAGTAGCGCGCCTAATATAAATCCTATTATGATATACCCCGTGCCTTCATATTTATTAGAGTCCATTGTATGCCTCGATCATTTTAGCGGTTGATTCTTTGTAACTCTTAATCCCTGTTATCTTCTCTGCTTTCGATTCATCTTTGTAGAGAGGGGTTAAAACTATGTTATGTTTCTTGGTGGGTAAGTCTTTTATCCACGATAATTCTGTCGGTCTAAACTTTGATATAGACGACCACACAAGTTCCCCGTCGCTATTAAATTCTTCTATTGCCCACGCGTATGGTTGTTCCATTTTAAGTCCCTAATAAAATACATGGTTGTTTATTATAACACGGGGTTTCATGCCCCATTGGTTGTTTAATGCTATGCTATGAAAATTTGTTGCGCCCCTACTATAATCTTTTGCTTTTAAATTTAATATCTGATATGCAATATTGTAATACTGAGTTCCTCGTAACACCTCAGGCGTCGGGGGTTTTAGTTTACCATACCATGAAAACTGATAGGGCTTCTTCATCTCATTACATATATTCTTCGGGTTAAAATCAGCGCGACGATATAATACATACCCTACTGCACTCTGTCCCGCTAGTCCTTCACCTCTTGCTTCCATGAATAGAGTTGTAGCTAGGCATGCTCATGCTTGATCTAACATGTTGACCTCCTTGTTTAAGGGATTAAATTAGGATTGATTTTCTTCTACGTGAGAGATTAGGTGGTTAAGATACCAACGCGCTTTGCGTAAATCTTCTAATCCGTTTTTGTTATTCCAACGCCACATATACTTCAGTATGTTGCCTGTGTCAGTGGCTTCAATACCGCGTAGATGTTTGGTTGCTTCTGCGATAGCGTCGATGCACTCAATTGAACCTTGAGTGTAGTGTGATGGGTGGTTAATATTATCTCCCGCACCCGTATGTTTTACTTCTTTACTGCCTGTATAACTATTAAGAATTTTCTTTAATCTTGTCATTCCAACTCCTTTAGCATAGCTAATAGTTCTTCTATATTACCTTCGTTTATTACGATTGCCAAGCCTTGATTGCGTTTTATGTCCTCAATGTTGCGTAATTGCAACAAAGTAGGCTTGTTATCACCCGCTTTACACTCGATGCCTATGAATTTACCCTTATAACACGCAATAATATCAGGCACACCACTCCTACCAAACCCTGTTGCCATTGGTGAGAAATGGTATGCGCCTAGATCATCTAATATCTTTTTAACTCGTTTCTTTACTTTACTCTCGGGTGTTGACATCTCTAACCTCAAAATCTAAATCATCGCTATGTTTAACTACATCATCAAACTCTCTATCTGTTGTGTCTCTACATATATAGTGCATAGCATTCTTTTGAACCTCGCCTGTATGAATGTCTAATGCACCATCAAATATAAATCCACAACCTTTTAAAAAGATTTCCATATTAGCAATCACGTCACTTAAATCATCAGATTCAAACTCTAATTTATTTTTATAGCCGTCATCTTTCATTTCTAGTTTATATTTTGTCATCTTCTTCCCCTAAATCACAGGAATGACGTTTAACTCTGATTGGCTTGATGTCCATATAGCACCCGCATCGTTACCCTCATCATCACGCATCGCAAGTATCCAATGACCATCTTCAAACTCAATCACAAGTCCCGATCTATCCCATGCAATATCTTCGCGTTCACGATCATCTAAATATCTTACACGTCTGATTTTCTTACCTACTAAAAAATTACTAGCTAAATTACCCCAATACTCTCGTAGTTCTGCGTTGCCTGTTACTTTAATGTCCGTCATTTTCTGTCCCCGTTTCTTTTAGTTTATGTTGTTCAACACTGCATTTCATACCAAACATAATCGCGTCAAAAATATTAAAGCCCTCGACCTTATCATGTTCTTCTACTTGTTGCTTGATAGCTTCATCATTAGTCTTCACAAACACCTCCTATACATGATCTTGCTATGATCTCTTGTTCTAAATCATTGTATGCGTCCGCTTGAATTAAGTGCGCTTGGTGCTTCTTTAATCTGTCATACAATGTATGCTCGGTCTCAACGCTATAAGCATTTACCACAAAGCCTTTCTCTCGTAATGGTTCAGCTAATATTGTATTGACGTGGTCACTAGGTTCAACACCCCATTTAATTACCTCGTCATACTTCGCGTCTTCCATGGATACTTCTAACACTACACTAAACTTAATCATATACACCTCATCTTAACAAAGTAATTAGTAATAAAAATACTGCAATACCCCAACCCAATACTTCACTAATAATCATGCGTCTATACTTTTCTTTAGGTATCGTGGTGAATTCACTCATATAAATTTCTCTATCGTAGCCTTTATAACTTGGTGATGCTTGTGATTTAAATATCGGTTTTGTTTTCATTCTTTTTCTCCTCAAAGTTTTTTAATGATTGCATATACTGACTTGTTGCATAATTAATACCTCGTATTACACCAAGTCGCATCGCATCATAAAACATCTTTGCATGTTTCTCTGACCTTACATCTTCATGCGCTTCGACCCATTGGTAATACTCGGCCACTGCTACTTCAATAATGTCTTGCTCAAACTTTTGTTTCTTTTCTTCGGGCGTCATTGTGATACCTTTTTAATTATTTCTGATAAGTCAAACTCTGCATGTTGTCTATCTTTTGACAATGTTTCAATTATTTGATCCTCAATAAATCTCAAGTCAGTGTCATTTAGCGACTCTTTAGCAACAATAAAACCTTTTAACCAAAATATAAAATCTCTTTCATTCATTGGTATATCCTCCCCACTCCATTAAAAATACCTTCTAAATCATTTGGTTTAAAATCGTTCTTGTTGTAAGAAAATGGTGATTTTCTACCATTACTATGTTTTACATAGCCTGTCACCATAATCTGTTCTACGATTATTTGTTTTTGTTTCTTTTCAGTAGTCGCCATCGGGATCTCCATACTTTTGTGCTTGGTTTTCTAGTATATCACGATTGACCTCATATTCAACCTCGTCTAGTGTTCTTTCTATTTCGTCAATGGCATCTCTTTGGTGATCTTCTAGGGTAAGCATATCTTGTGTTCCGTCTTCCCATAAATATCCTATCCACCATCTTTTTATTCGTATTGGTTCTTGTGGTGAGGGCGGGTCTAAATCTCTTTCTAGTTCTGTCATTTTGTTTCCCTTTCAAAGTAGTTCATACATTGTTCATAGATACAATTAAATAAGTCTTGTCCGTATTCTGTATCGCTTGTGTTGCCGTAGTCATCTTCTTGGATACATTTATGTTCTATGTCTAAAATAAATAATACGTCATCATAGATTGCTTCGGCTAGTTCCCCCGCTTTTTCATTCGGTGAATTGTCTATTATCTCTGTGCCGTTAATGAGTTTCATAATGCCTCCTCGTGCATAAACTTTATTTGTTTGTCTATTTCTTCAAATTCTTTTTCTTTTTTCGTCCAACA